CCAGCAGGCCTGCTCGTTCTCGGGCTCCTGGATCTTGCTCAGGACGCGCTCGTAGAGCGTCCTGTAGACCTTCTCGAAGGCCACCCTAGGACTCCTCCAGGCCGAGATCGCGACGGGCCAGCAGCAGGCAGTCCCTGGCCTCCTCCCAGTCCAGGCACGCGCCGAGGGCCGCCATGCGCAGGGCGTCTGCGAGTGTCTGCAGCGTGTGCGCGCGGACCGCGGGCGGGGCACCCCCCAGGCCCTTGATCACGACCATCTCCAGGTTGACGGCTGTGCCGACGAACCAGTGGAGCAGTCGACCGTAGGCCTCGCGCTCCTCCTTCTCCTCCTCCTCCGGTCTGCGGGCCACTGCGGCCTCGATCGCCGCGGCCATCCTGGGGGCCTTGGCCTTGATAGATCCCTCTGGGTAGTTCATGGTCACTCCTGGTCCACTTCGTTTCCACCACACACCGGGCAAAACGGCCCGGCACCGTTCGAGGCCGTCTCGGCCCAGATCTGAGTCATCCGCCAGATCGCCCCGCACTCGGTGCAGGAGAACTTGAGTTGGCGGCAGGTGTCCTTCTTGCGCTTGCTGGTGCTCAGGGCCCCGTGGGGGTAGGCCCCGAGGCTCCTGGCGACATCCTGGAGCTTGGCGGCCAGTGCCGGGCCCGCGCGGGTCGCGGTCGGCTTGCCCTCGAGCCCGACCGCCCTGGCGGCCTTGACGAAGGGCCCCTTATGGCCGCTCCTGCAGTCGTCCGCGGCGTGGACCATCTCATGGGTCAGGACGTCCAGCACGGCCTGCTCCAGGGCAAGCCCGGGGGAGATGAAGATCTCGTTCACCTTCCGGGTGCTGGCCGAGCGCGACCAGCACTCACCGATCCGCTTGGCCGGGGAGCCGCCCCCGGGCCAGCTACAGGAGACCCGGCCGTCGTCAGGCACCGTCACCCCTGCCGGGGCGAAGACGGCCCCCTGGAGGGCCGTGTAGGCCGCCTGGAGCCACTCCTCGCGGGTCTTGTACTGTTGCATGGTCCTGCTCCTCAGAGGGCGAACTTGCCGGCGCAGATGGGGCCGATACCGGACTCGATGGAGGCCGGGTCGGTCAGGCCACGGCCGCATGAGCAGCAGCGGCCGGCGAGCTTGCCGTACTTCATGGCGGCCTGGAGGGGGTTCCCCTCGAACTCGACCAGCATCTCCTTGACCTCGACCATGTCGACGCCTGGGCGGGCCCAGAGGGTCAGGATGCCGTTGTCGATCTTGCCGATGACCTCCTCGGCATCGTCGTGCTTGATCCGGCAGAGTCGGTCCTGGTTCTTGCAGGCAATGGTCAGCTTGCCTGCGTAGAACTTCGCCTGGCGCTGCAGGACGTCGTGAAGCCGGGTCGGCCTGGACGGGGCCGCCGGAGCGGCCTGGGGGGCCGCCTGGGCCGGCTGGCGGGGCCTGCTCCACTCGACGAGCTTGCCGGCGAACTCGGCCTGCCGGTCAGAGACGAAGCGGCCGAACCGGCAGGTGCCGCCCTTGCCCTGGGCGAAGGAGTCGCTGCGGGCGTCGAAGCGCTCGCCGGCCTCCTTGAGTCGGGCCACCATCGGGTGCTCGGGGTAGACCGGCGCTGCGGGGGCCGCGGCCGGGGCCGAGATCTTGCTCATCCAGGACGCTTGCATGGTCGTGCTCCAGGTGGGTTGCTGATCAGTTCGCCAGGGCTTCAGCGGCGGCGTCGATGCCGGCTACGTAGAAGCCAAGCACGCCCGGCTTGGCCTGGGACTTGCCGCTCACCAGGAGGACCCAGAAGGCGCGGATGCCGTCGCGGCCGGTGGTGGTGGCGGTCCAACGCGCGCCGCACTGCTCAGTGATGATGATGGCGGTGGTGACTGTGGGGTTGCGCATGGTCGTTGCTCCAGTGGGGTTTCGAGGACCTCGTTTAACTGAGGCCTCGATTGTGAGGCCGAACCTAATCCCAAGTCAAGCGCTCAGGTATTGCCTGACAACCCTCCCAGGCTCGGGACCGGGACCGCCACCAGTCGACGGCTGTCGAGGTAGCGGATGACGACCTGGATGTAGCCTGCCTCGCGGAGTTGGTCCCGGTTGACGGGCTTGCCGTTCCAACGGTTCGAGACGTCTGCGATCAGGAAGTCCTTCCCGGCCTCGAAGTCTGCGATGGCAGCGGCCGAGGTGCGGTAGCTGCGGCCGTAGGCCGCGACCAGCGTGGTGCTGTTCATCGCGTCAGCCCCAGGCCGTCTGCCACGATGCCCTCGACGATGCCGGCGATGAAGCGGTGCTCGACTGCCAGGGCGAGGCCCCAGCGAGGGGTGTCGTCGGGGAGGTGCTCCTCGACCCAGGCCTGGGCGGCGTCGCTGACCGGGGTCAGCATGAAGAGGCCGCCCTGGTCCTCGTCGATGATGAAGTCAGTCATGGCCGCCTCCCTCGGTGCCGGCCTGGGCGATGCAGCCCAGCTTGCCGTCGGTGTAGGTGTGGGTGGCGGGCTCGTCGACCTCGACCACGCGGGTGTTGCTCACGCTGAACCAGCGCATCATCAGGTCGAAGACGTTCTCCTCGGCCTCCTTGCGGGTGGCGAAGCGCAGGGCGTTGCCGGCCCACTCGGGGCGGTCGTTGACCTGGACCTCGGGCTTGAAGGACATGATCAGGCTCCTGTGTGTTGAGGGTTCAGAGGATGCCGCTCTTGGCGGCCTTCTTGCGGGCCTGGGAGGCCGCGAAACGGTTCCGGTACTCGCGCTTGATCTCCTCGGCCTGCCCGCGCCACTGCTCGCCCGCCGAGAGGTAGTCGAGCAGTGGCAAGACCCAGGTCGTGAAGTAAGCCCGGGCCTCGCCCGTGAGGGCCTTCTCGACCTCCCGGCTGCCGGCGAACAGGTCGTGCTGGGGGTCGAGCTTGGAGCGGAGCAGGTCGACGGCGCACTGCTGGGTCTGGGTGAGGTTCTTCATGATCAGTTCCCCTTCCGGTAGGCCAGGCCGTTGCCGGGGCGGGTGGGTTCGAGGACCCGCTTGGCGTTCGCCAGGGCCTCGTTGAGGTGGACCTCGGCGGCCAGGACGGCCTGCGCTGCGGCCGGGTTGAGCTTGAGCTTGGGCATGGTCGTGGTCTCCAGGTGAAGGGCCCCGTGGGGCCCGGGTTGAGGTTCAGGCCGGCTCGACGGCCGCGAACAGGACGGTGTAGGAGGGGAAGGTCTTGGCGGCCGCGCCCTGGGCCTTGGCGGCCAGATCGAGGGTGCGGTGGTAGGACAGGACCTTGTCGCCCTTGGTGATGGCCTCGGCGATCTCCACCTCGCAGCGGGCGAAGTGTTCACGCCGGCACTGGGCCTCGAAGTCCTCGAGGTGGGTGGCCGCGATCTTCGCGTACCGGGCCCGGTCGGCGTCGCAAATGACGCTCGCGTACTTGTAGCCCAGGTGCTGCGCCCCGATAGCGTGGACCCAGGACGACTTGACGTTGTCCTTGCCGTAGATCCTCCAGTCGCGCTCGTACCCCGCACGGCACGCCTCGGGGTTGAAGTTGGCGAGCACCAGGGCGTGGGTGTAGGTGCGCTCGGTGCGGCGGGTGTCGATGATCTCGCCGTTGAACTTGACTTGGTACTTGTGCATGGTCGGGCTCCTGTGGGGGTCTCGTTGATCGAGGACTCGATTATGAGGCCAAACCTAATCCCCAGTCAAGCGCTCAGGTATTACCTGCTCCGGGGCGTGTAAACGCCGATCCGGCCCGCTGCGGTAGAGTCGGAAAAGACAACGGCCCCGCGGCTTGCGCTGCGGGGCCGTTGCTCCCGGTGGAGGCCGGGGAGGGAGGCGACCATGCTGTTCCCGACCGGCACTCTAGCAGATCAACCAGCCCCAAGGAAGACCATGCCGTCCCAGACAGTACCGGCCAAGCGAGGCCGCCCAGCACTGAAGAAGGTCCCGGAGCCCACACCGGACGAGAGCCTGGAGGCGTCCAGGGAGTTCATGCTCAGGGACCTGAAGCGATCAGGCCTGACCCCGGCGCACATGCCCGTGGAGCCCCTCCCGGTCAGCACCTGGAAGGCCCCGGCCTACCGAATCCACTACCCGGCAGCGGGCGAGGGCTACCACCGGGACAGGATCGACCGGGACGAGGCGAAGTACATGCAGCCTCCGGGGACCCCGACCTACCTCTTCACCCGCTCGGTCGACGAGTACGACCTCTGGCGGGAGTCGAAGCTGAAGATGATCGTCGAGGGCGAGAAGAAGATGGTCGCCGGCTGCCTCAGGCTGGGCGTCCCGTCGGTCGGTGTGGGCGGTGCCCACGCGCCCCTCACCGGGGGCGAGCTTGACCCCTGGATCGTCCAGGGCGTGGGCCCCGGGGATCGGGTCCTGGTGGTCTACGACGGGGACGTCGTGACGAACGCCTCTGTGGGGGCCGCGGCGGCCTCCCTGGCGAGACTGATCGAGGGCCTGGGGGAGAGCATCAGGGTCGAGGTGGTCCTGCTCCCAAAGGGCCCGATGGGGGTCCGCATGGGCCTCGACGACTGGCTGCTCGAGGTCCCGAAGGGCAAGGAGCTTGCGGCCTTCGAGGCCCTCCCCAGGCTGGACTGGAGCCAGATGCCGGACCTGACGAGCGTCCTCATCCGCAGGTACAAGCTGCAGGTCTCGATCAACAAGGACGGCGACGAGAAGCTCCTGCCGAACTACAGCAACGCGGCCATGATCATCGACCACTACTGGGGCAAGAAGCTCAGGACCGACAAGTACATCGGGGCGGTGTTCGGGGACAGGCCGCTGCAGGACAGCGACGACGGCTTCATCTGTGCATGGATTCAGCGTCACCACCTGGGCATGTTCCCGGTCGACACGATCGTCAAGGCCCGGAGGCACGCGACCATGCTCAGGAGCGGGAACGCGCTCGGTGACTGGCTGAGGGGGCTGACCTGGGACGGGACCAAGCGCGTCGATGCCTTCTGGCAGGCCTACTGCGGGGCTACAGCGCAGCCCGAGGAGTACCTGAGGGGTGCGGCAAGGGCCCTGTTCATCGGGGCCGTCCTGAGGGCCCTGGAGCCCGACAGCAAGTTCGACTTCCTGATCACCGTCTGCGGGGCGCAGGGTGCGATGAAGACCAGTCTCTGGGAGGTCCTCGGGGGCTCGATGTACGGCAGGCCGCTGACGAACATGGCACGGCTCGACAAGGAGGACGAGATGAAGCGGATCGCCGCGGTCTCATGGCTCCTGAACTTCGACGAGCTTGCAGGCAGGGGCCGGGTCGAGTTGACCTTTATGAAGAACTGGCTCAGCCAGCGCACCGACACCTGGGTCAAGAAGTACGAGGAGAACGCCACCACCCGCATGCGAGGGTTCGTTGCGGTGGCGACCACCAACGAGAGGGACATCCTGACAGACAGCACCGGCAACAGGCGACACCTGATCGTTGACGTCGGCCAGATCGACATCGAGAGGGTCCGCAAGGACCGTGAGCAGATCTGGGCAGAGGCCGTGGTGCTGTCCCGCAGCGTCGACCACTGGTGGGTCATTGGCGGGGCCACAGAGCAGCAGGAGAGGCACAGGGAGCACCACCCCTGGGAGGGGCAGGTGGATGCCTACCTGAGCATGTCGCTGCCGAAGCTCAAGAGTGGCGAGGAGTTCATCACCACGCCCTACCTGCTCCAGGCGGTCGGGCACGTGCGTGGAGACGAGAGCAAGGACAGGGCGGCCTCGACCAGGATGGGGCATCTGCTCCACGCGAGGGGGATGGTCAGGCGCAAGGTGCGGACCACCTACATCGACTGGGACACGGTCCCGGCCGTGGGAGAGGGCAGGCGCGACACCAGGAGGTGGATCGGGCTCCCGCCAGAGGCCATCCCCGAGACGACCTGGGTCTACGTCAGGGCGAGCGTTCCCACCGACCCCGCACCTAGGAAGCCTCCTAGGAAGAAACGATGACTGTTCCCACCGTTCCCACCTCGCTCGAAAAGTGGTGGGAACAGCGGAGAGCGAGCACTGGCGCGGCCTTGCGGCGTTCGTTCCCACCGTTCCTACCACTTCTATCACCTCTCTCTATCTCTTTAAAAAAAAAGAATTATTTTATAGGCCAGTAGTAGGAGGAGAGTCGGTAGGAACGGTGGGAATGGTGGGAACGGAACGCGCAAACCCGCGCCAATCCTAGCTCTCCCGTTACCCCACCTCTGTTCCCACCTGCACCCCCGTGTGGGAACGGATGCCCCCGGGGGTATAGGGGTTGCGGATTTCGCCGCCGCTACAGTAGAATACGCGGCATGTCAAGCCCCCGCCGCCGCCCGCCCCCGCCACGCCGCTCGGTGGGTAACTCAGCACCTGAGCCGGCGGCCGTGGCCGTGGCCGAGGCCCTGCCCCAGGTGCGGGCCTACCAGCGCATGCCCGAGATGCAGCACATGGTGCTGGACGTCTTCCAACGCGCCGGTGGCCGTGCGGCCATGGTCGAGTGGGCCAGGCAGAACCCCGGGGACTTCTTCACCAAGGTCCTGCCCAGGCTCATCCCTGCCACGCTCGCTGGCGGCCTCACGGGCAACATCACCGTCGTGGTCGAGGGCAACAACGGAGTGCCCGCCCAGGCCGTGCCTGGGGTCCTGAACAGCATCGTGGCGGGTGCCGTCGGGAGCGTCGACCCGACATGACCACGGTACGTGTAAACGGGGGCATGACCCCCAGGCACTACCAGCGACCGTACATGGACGCGATGGACGCCGGCTGCAAGTTCGCGGTCTGGGTGATGCACCGACGAGGCGGCAAGGACCGCACGGCCCTGGCCCAGGTCGCCAAGGACTCCTTCAAGCAGGTCGGCCTATACTGGCACTGCCTGCCCACGCTCAAGCAGGCACGCAAGGTGGTCTGGGACAACATCGCGAGCGAGGGCAAGAACCTGATCGACGCGACCTTCCCGCGCGAACTCATCGCCAAGCAGCACCAGGACGAGATGAAGATCGTGCTGCGCAACGGCAGCATCGTGCAGTTGGTGGGCGCGGACAACTTCAACAGCCTCGTCGGTGCCAGCCCGCGACACGTGACCTTCAGCGAGTGGAGCCTGACAGACCCGAGGGCCTACGACTTCGTCAGGCCCATCCTGCGCGAGAACAAGGGCAGCGTCAGCTTCATCTACACGCCCCGGGGCTACAACCACGGGTGGAAGACGCTGCAGATCGCCAAGAAGCTCCCAGGGGCCTTCTGTGCCCTGATGCCCATCACGGCCACTGGCGTGCTCACAGAGGCCGACATGGCTCTCGAGCGTGCCGAGGGCATGGCCGAGGAGTTGATCCAGCAGGAGTACTACTGCGACTTCAGCGCGGCCAACGTGGGCGCGGTCCTCGGCTCCCGCATCAGCAAGGCCGAGCGTGCAGGCAGGCTGCATGAGCGCGTGCTCTGGTCCCCAGGCTCTCGCGTGGTGGTCTCGAGCGACATCGGCTACCGGGACACGGCCGCCTTCTGGTGGTGGCAGATCAACGCTGGCGGCTTCGAGCTTCTGCACTACGACGAGGGCAGCGGCCTCGACGCCGATGACTGGGTCGGCCGGCTGCAGGCCGTCGGGCTGCCGATCCACAAGCTCTACCTGCCGCACGATGCGAAGGCCAAGACCTTCCAGACCAAGCGCTCGGTGATCGAGACCATGTCGATGGCCTTCGAGTGCGAGATCGTGCCCCAGGCACGCGTCCAGGACCGCATCAACGCCGCGCGCGTGGTGGCCGAGCAGTGCGAGTGGAACAGCAGCGCCTGCGAGCGCGGCCTGGAGGTCCTGCGCGCTTGGTCCTTCGCATACGACGACGACCGGAAGGTCTTCAGTTCCGAGCCCGACCACAACTGGGCATCGCACGGTGGAGACGCCTTCAGCTACGGGGCGCTGGTGCTCCAGACCGAGGTGGCGACGCCCAAGCCCAGGGTGCTGCCCAAGGACGCTGGTGGTGCCCACCACGTGTTCACCCTCGACGACCTCTGGGATACTGTGGGGCCTCGCACGGACGCGAGGCTGGAGTGACGCATGGAGCAGACCCAGAACAAGACCGACGAGTCCAAGGCCAACGCGGGCAAGGACAAGGGCGAGAAGCCCGACCAGTGCGCGCGCTGGTCCCGCGAGATCGCCGCCGCCAGCAAGTGGCGCGAGAAGTTCGACCGGAGCGCACGCGAGTGCGAGAAGGCCTACGCTGACGAGCGCGACAACAGCGTCCTGGGGAACCGCAACAAGAGCAGGGTGAACCTGTTCTGGTCCAACACCCAGGTGATCCTGGCCTCGATCTACGGCAAGCTCCCCAAGGCCGAGGTCGACCGCAAGTTCGGCGACTTCCAGGACGACGTCTCGCGGGTCGCGGCCGAGATCATGCAGCGGGTGCTCAACAACGACATCGAGCGCGAGCACGACGACACCAGCGCAGCCATGCGCGATGCCGTCCAGGACCGATTCGTGGTCGGCCTGGGGCAGGTCTGGTGCCGATACGACGTCGACACCGAGGAGTACGACGCGCCGGTCCTGGACCCGACCACGCAGCAGCCCGTGATCGGCCCCGACGGCCAGCCCCGGATGCAGAAGGCCGAGCGCATCCTGAACGAGGAGGCCGAGACCGACTACGTCTACTGGGAGGACTTCCTCTACTCACCGTGTAAACGCTGGCGCGACTGCCGGTGGGTGGCGCGTGCGGTGATGATGGGCGACGCGACGCTCAAGAAGCGCTTCAAGCACCTCACCGCAGAGCAGTTGGCGATGATCCCCATGGGGGACGACGTCGGCCGCAACAAGGACAAGGCCTCGCCCGACGAGGTCCTGAAGCACACCCCCTTCAAGCAGGCCCGGGTCTGGGAGATCTGGAGCAAGACCGACAACAAGGCCTACTGGTACGTCGAGGGCTGCGAGTTCATGCTCGACGAGCAGGACGACCCGCTCGAACTGGAGGACTTCTTCCCCTGCCCCGAGCCTGTGGTCGCGACCACCCTCACCAAGAGCTTCCTGCCCCGCGCCGACTACGTCATGGCCCAGGACCTCTACAAGGAACTGGACAAGGTCAACGACAAGCTCTCGCGCCTGCAGCAGGCCGTGAAGGCCGTCGGGGTCTACGACAAGAACGCGACCGAGGTCAAGCGGGTCTTCCAGGAGGCCGTCGAGAACGAACTCATCGGGGTCACCAACTGGGCCAAGTTCTCCGAGGCCGGCGGCCTCAAGGGCGTGGTCGACTGGCTCCCCCTGGACGCCTTCGCGATCGCCATCGAGCACCTCACGAACCGCAAGAACCAACTCCAGCACGACCTCTACGAGGTCCTGGGGATCAGCGACATCATGCGCGGCGCGAGCGTCGCGACCGAGACCGCGACGGCCCAGCAGTTGAAGGTCCAGTACGGCGGTGCCCGGCTCTCGAACCTGCAGAACGGCGTCGCGCGGTTCGTCTCGAGCGTGATGCGGATCAGGGCCAACATCATCTCGAACTTCTTCCAGCCCGAGACGCTCATCAAGCGCTCACTGATCGACCGCACGCCCGACGCGCAGTACGCTCAGCAGGCCATCGAGATGCTGAAGCAGTTCGGCGTGAGCATGTACGGGATCACGGTCACCAGCGACGCTCTGGCTGCACCTGACTGGCAGGCCGAGAAGGAGCAGCGCAGCGAGTTCCTCACGGCAGCCGGTGGCTTCCTCGAGAAGGCCCTCCCGGTGGCCGAGAACAACCCCGAGGCGGGCGTCTTCCTGCTCAAGCTCCTCCAGTGGGCCGCCGCGGGCTTCAAGAGCGGCAAGACCGTCGAGGGCGTCCTGGACGAGGGCGTGAAGGCCCTCGAGGAGGCCGCCAAGCAGCCCAAGCCGCCTCCCCCGCCCAGCCCCGAGGAGGTCAAGCAGCAGATCGCCAAGATGCAGGAGGAGAGCAAGCAGGAGATCACCCGCATCAACAACGAGAGCGCCGAGCGGATCGCCGAACTCAACAACGGCACCAAGGTCCTGCTCCAGCAGATGACCCAGGCCATGGGCGTGCTCCAGCAGCAGGCCGACATGGCCTTCCAGGCCGTCCAGATGCTGATGCAGAACCAGCAGGACCAGCAGTCGCAGCAGGCGGATCACGCCAACTCGCAGCAGCTTGCCGCGATGAACCCCCCGCCTGGCGGCCAGGAGCCCCCAGGCGGGCCGCAGCAGCCTCCGATGCCCGAGGGCCTGGGCGAGATGCCTCAGGGCCCGCAGCAGCCCCCACAGGGCGTGATGCCCCCGCCAGACCCGAACCCCATGCCGGGCATGCCGGCCCTCCCAACCGCCCCGCAACTACCACCAGGAGTGTGACCATGACCGAGCAGGAACTGAAGCAGGCCCACCTCGACGCGCAGGAGGCCGTCGAGGCGGCCGAGATCGCGATGACCGTCGCCATGCAGCATGGCGACATGGCCGCGCACGCAGCGGCGGTCGCCGAGCGCGCAGAGGCGGAGCGGACCCTCCTCCGACTCGTCAGCATCGGGGTCTGAGGTCGTGCCTACCTACGCATTCCGGTGCGAGGCCTGCGGCGAGGTCGAGGAGCACCTGATCCCGATGGGCGAGTACAACCGCAACCCGCCCGCCTTCTTCCACTGCTCGCAGCGGATGGAGCGGTACATCAACGTGACACCCGGCATGAGTGGTCTCGCGAACGCCCTCGCTGGCGACCGCTACTATGACGGCATGCGGGCACCCGACGGCTCGGACATCAGCACCCGCAGCAAGCACAGGCAGTACATGAAGGACCACAACGTCACCCTGGCGGACGACTTCAAGGACACCTGGGCCAAGGCCGCCAAGGACCGGGCCGAGGGCCGCCTCGCGGGGCTCGCCGACCCGACCCGTGTAAACGACGTCCAGACCGCCATCCAGAAGACAGGAGAAGGCTATGTCCCGCAGCGGCGCGAGTCGGCGGAGTGACGAGCTTGCTGGTGCTGCCGACACGGCAGTCACCATCGGCAAGAACGCAGTGATGCAGCCCATCGCTGGCCTCTCGGGGGTCGGCCGTGGGACCGCGAGCATGATCGCCAGGATGCTCCGGGGCGAGGGCGTCAGGGACGCGTCTCGCGGTGCCATCGACGACGCAGTCACCACCATCGACGACGTCCAGGGGCTCGCTGGCGGGCCCGAGACGGCCGAGGGCGGCCGCAACCTGGAGGCCATGGGTGATGCCATGGACTGGGCCGCCGAGAAGCTCGGCAACCCCGTCGACCGTGCAGGCTCGGCCTCGCCCCTGGCTGGCGCGCTCCTGGCCGGTGCCGGTGCCGTGATCGACCCGACCAAGGTCGGGCGCGGCGTCAAGACCGCCAGCAAGGCAGTCAAGAAGGCGGCCGCCAGCAGGCAGATCGCCAAGACCATCGACGAGGCCGCTGCCGGCCGCTCTGCCGCGTTCGTCGAGCCGACCGACGCTGCGCAGCGCGCACGCCTCGGCCTGCTGCCGCAGGAGCTTGCCGGGTTCGGCGACAAGGCCCTGCGCGAGGCCGCTGCCGAGAAGAAGGTCGCCAGGGCCGACGAGCGGGTGGTGGAGAAGCAGAAGGGTGGTGGTGCGCGCGGCGGGGCCGCGGACGCGCGCGAGTACCGCAAGATCTACGAGACGCAGGGCTACCCTGAGGTGCTGGCGCGGGCGCTGCGCGAGACGCACCTGAAGCCCAACCCGGACGGTGGCTGGATCGGCATACCCCGTACGGTACAGAACAGGTCCGACCTGCGCGGCATGCGCGGCAGCCTCGACCAGCAGCTTGCGCAGGGCGTGTCGGCTATCCAGTACGCAGACCCCGAGCATGGTGTCGGCACGTGGTACCCGCGAGCGCAGAACGCGCACAGGCTCATCAACGAGCCGCACCAGTTCGACCGTGGCCTGGAAGGCGCCGCGACCTACTCGGCCGGGGTCTCGCCCGACAGCGAGCTTGCCTTCAACCTCAAGCACCAGAACAGCCGCGCACTGGGCACGTCCGAGATGGCCTACCGTGGTGCGCCGATGCGCTCCCTGGACGAGGCCGTGGCGAACGACCAGAAGGTCAAGCACGCCGCGAAGGTCGGTGAGTACCGCAACAAGAACGACTACCGGGTGCCGCTCGATTCGCCGTACGGTGTGAACGACTTCCGCATGGCCCAGAGCTACGGCTACACCGACCCGGCCGGCGACCCCTGGAAGGCCGGCGTGTCCGAGACCATGCACCCGGTGATGGACCAGGAGACGCTCCTGATGGGCAAGCGCGCCAGCGACAGGCGGCTGGGCGGCATCGACAAGTGGACCGGCTCGATCACGCAGGAGATCCCCTGGGTGCTGGGCAAGGCCGAGGACCTGTACTCGCGCGGCTACAAGGGCCGCTTCAAGGGCGACGAGCCGGGCATGCCGGGCATCGTCCAGGGCATCGTCCAGGCCCTGCGCGAGGCCAACAGCACGGTGGCCGATTCGCTGCCCAAGCACACCCTCTCGGCCACCTACGAGGCCGCGCCGTCGGTCAGCAGCGGGCACATGGCGCAGGTGCCGGACATGCCGTTCGAGCAGCGCAGGGCCTACGGCGAGACCGGCGACTGGGCCACGCCCGCGCCGATGGCTGCGATGGACTTCGAGTCCCCGTACGGCACCATCAAGGCCGGCGAGGTCGGTGCCGGCAACCGGGACTCGATCTATCGTGCCGTGGGCATGCGCCAACTGCCCACCACCGAAGGGGAGGGCTCGTCCACCAACGCCGAGGGCGTGCATCGCAGTGGCCCGATGAAGACCGCGCGGCCCCTGATGGACTTCGCCACCGCTGACGAGAAGAAGGGCATCGGCACCAACACCATCAACCCCGACACCAAGGCTGCGGTGACGGCAGCGGAAGGCTTCCGGGCCCTGGTCGATGCGCAGGACGCAGGCGCGGCCAACCTCGCAGTGACGATGGCCGGTCGAAAGGGCAAGCAGGGCCTGCTGATGGAGCGCGCCCAGGCCCCCACGGGCGAGGAGTTGGCGAACGTGCAGTCGCTGCTCGAAGGCACCGACGCCTACGCCGTGCCCAACAACCGCGGCATGCATATCATGCAGACCTCGGACGACCCGGGCAACCGGGAGGCCGTGGTGAAGCTGCTGCGCAAGATGCAGTCGCAGATCGACGACGCCTTCCCCGGTGCCACGCGCATGGCCGCCGACAACGAGGGTGTGTACGTTCCTGGGCTGGCCAAGTACGACCCCGAACTCGACAAGATGGTGCCGACCGTGCCGGGCAGCGGCGAGGCCACCGCTGCGCAGATGCAGCGCTTCGCCGATGCGCCGCCCGAGGTGGCTCGCGGCATGAGCGAGTCGGAGGAGATCCGCAGCCTCATCAAGCAGAAGATCGACCGTGACCGCTCGATGGGCGGGGACCGCCCGGACATCCAGAAGACCCGGCAGTTCTTCGCCGAGGCCGACTGGCAGAAGGCCGTCGATCTGGTCCGCAAGGGTGCCAAGCCTGCTGCGGCAATCGCCGCACTGGGCTACTCGCTCCAGGGTATGGCAGCGCAGGAGGCGGCGGCTGCGCTCGAATCCGCCGCTCAACGATAAGGAGAAACCTAAATGGCAATCGACACCGGCAACACCGACAACGACCTCCAGGAAGACCCACGGTTCGGCTCAAGCGGCGACGACCAGAGCCTGCGCGAGACCCTCGAGTCCCAGTTCAAGGCCCAGGCCGACGCGCCCGAGGCCATCGAGAAGCAGCCCGGCGAGACCGACGCCCAGGCCGCGCAGCGGGTACGTGACGAGCGCGGCCGCTTCGCCAAGGGCGAGGCCCAGGCGCAGGATCAGGGCAAGCCTGCGCAGGATCAGGGCAAGCCCGCCACGCAGCAGGCCGCGCCTGCCCAGGCCGGCTTCGAGAAGCCCCCCGCCTCCTGGACGCCCGTCGCACGCGAGAAGTGGGCGGGCCTCGACCCCGAGGTGCGAAGCGAGGTCTACCGTCGCGAGCGCGAGCACCAGCAGTACATGCAGCAGTCGGCCGGCAGCAGGCAGTTCGTCGAGGCCTTCGAGCGGACCATCAAGCCCTTCGAGCAGTTCATCGCGGCGGAGGGCGCGAACCCTCTCCAGGCCGTGCAGAACCTGATGCAGACCGCCGCCCAGCTTCGGGTCGGTGCGCCCGCGGCCAAGGCCCAACTGGTGGCCCAGATCGTCCAGCAGTACGGGATCGACATCGGCATGCTCGACAGCGCCCTGGCGGCCGGTCCGCAGCAGCGCCAGCAGCCCCAGGCTCAGCAGTTCCGGGACCCCCGCGTGGACCAGATCCTGCAGCAGCAACAGCAGTCCCAGCAGATGCAGGAGCAGCAGATCGAGGAGGCCATCGGGGGCGAGCTTCAGACCTTCGCGGCAGACCCCGCGCATGAGTTCTTCCAGGACGTCCGGGGGATCATGGCCGACCTCGTCGAGGTCGCCGCGAAGCAGGGCGTGGTGCTCTCTGTCGACGACGCCTACGAGCGTGCTTGCCAGATCAATCCACAGGTGCGTACAATCATCACCCAGAGAAGTCAAGCGTCCAATGCGGGCACGTTGACTCAGGCAGCACTTCGAGCGAAGCGTGCTGCGTCGAGCGTCCGAGGTGACTCGACCCTGCCCGGAAACGGGGCCAGGGACCGGCTCACCCCCAAGGATGACTCGGTGCGGGGCATCCTCGAAGCTCAGTTCGCCCAGGCCCGTCAGGCCTGAGCACCCCGAGAGCGCATGCGCCCACTCGGTTCCTTGCAGCCTTGACCGGCTGGATGAACCCTCTGGGCCATCTCCACAGGTCGGAACCTAACCCAACCACAGGAGCCTCTCAATGCCGTTTCCGAACGTAAGCGACATCGTCGCGACCACCATCGAGCTTCGCTCGAAGAAGATCGCCGACAACGTCACCAAGAACAACGCCTTCCTGGCCCGCCTCAACCAGCGCGGGAACGTCCGCACCGCCTCGGGCGGCTCGGTCATCCTGGAAGAGATCTCCTTCGCCGAGAACGCCAACGCCAGTTGGTACTCGGGCTATGACCTTCTGCCGGTCGCCGCGCAGGACGTCATCAGTGCAGCCCAGTTCACCTGGAAGCAGGCCGCCTGCCCGGTGCTGATCTCGGGCCTGGACGAACTCCAGAACTCGGGCGAGCCCCGCATGATCGAACTGATGGAGGGCCGCATCAAGGTCGCCGAGAGTTCGATGATGAACCTGCTCGCGGCAGGCGTCTACTCCGACGGCACCGCTGCCGGCGGCAAGCAGGTCGTGGGCATCAACGCCGCGGTCCCGACCGCGCCCGCCACCGGCACCTACGGCGCCATCGACCGTGCCGTCTGGCCCTTCTGGCGCTCGCAGTACACCCTCACGGGTGCGGCCCTGACCAGCGCCACCGTCCAGGGTGCCTGGAACACCATGTGGGCCTCGCTGGTCCGCGGCATGGACCGGCCCGACCTGATCCTGGTCGACAACTTCATGTGGGGCATCTACACCGCCTCGCTGCAGTTGCTGCAGCGCTTCGCCTCTCCCGAGGTCGGCGCGCTCGGCTTCCCGGCCCTGAAGTACATGGACGCGGACGTCGTGCTGGACGGCGGCATCGGCGGCTACATGCCCTCGCGCACGGCCTTCTTCCTCAACACCAAGTACCTCTTCCTGCGCCCCCACGCAGACCGCAACATGGTCCCGCTCTCGCCCAACCGGCGCTATGCGATGAACCAGGACGCCGAGGCCCAGATCCTGGGCTGGGCGGGCAACATCACCTGCGCGGGCGCGCAGTTCCAAGGCCGGCTGCAGTCCGCGTAAGCGGCTGCGCGGTTGCCATTCCCCGGGGCTCACCCCCTGGGGCTTTTTGGAGACCAGCAGATGAGCATGAACAAGCCGGACGAGACGCAAGAGGCGGCACCTGCGGAGAAGGCCGAGGAGGCACCCGCAGAGGTCGTCGTGGAGGCCAAGGAGGCCCCCGTCGAGCCCGTCTACGCAACCTCCCTCCACGACCCCGGTCACCCGCTGCACCACCTTCGCGGCGTCTGACAACCAAACCTCAGGAGCTACCTCACCATGACTTGGACCCTCATCAATCGCCGGGCCGGCTACCCGAACATCGAAGCCCCGCCCCTCCCCGCACCTGCCAGCATCGCACTGCTGCCGATCAGCCCGGGCTTCATCACCTCTGCCGTCGACGACACCTACGGTGGCGGGGAGTTCGTCTGGGCCCGCGCCTCGGCGGCCATCCGCCAGTTCGGCCTCGTCACGCTGCTGCCGGTCTGGAGCCCCACCACCAGGACCTACACCTACAACGCGACCGAGGTCGCGAACGTCGCCAACCTCGGCCAGCCCCTGGGCGTGGCCCAGTACGCGATGACCGTCGGCCAGTTCGGTTGGTTCCAGATCCAGGGCGTGACCCCGATCTCGGCAACGGCCACGGTCGCGGCAGGCGTGACCTTCGGCATCACTGCCGCCGGTCAGGTCGGCGCGAACACCGCCGGCAAGCAGGTCCTGGGCGCTGTCGCGGTGGCACCCTCCACCCTGGCGGTGGTCAAGACCGGCGCGACCGGCCGCTCGGGCGACACCGTGATCAACGTCGGCGACGTCCAGGGTCTGTTCATCGGCATGGCCCTGACCGGCACCGGCGTCGGCGCGGGCGTGATCGCCAGCATCGACCCGCTGAACCGCTACGTGGTCAACAGCGTGGCGAACACCGCCGACATCAACGGCACCTCGCTCACGGGCACCGCGACCGGCTTCATCGTCGCCCTGCTCAATCGCTCCTTCGCGCAGGGTGCGATCACCTAAGCCGAAAGGCTTGGCCTGGGCCCGCGCTCGATGGCTCGATGCGCGGGCCTTTCTTCACCAACTGGAGATTCCGACATGGAACAGTACGACGGCAACCCGGCAGACTTCGCGACCCCCAACGCAGGCGACGACAAGCTCTTCGTCGTCTTCTACATGGGCATCCTTCAGGATCAGGCCCGCTCCGAGGAGGAGGGCCGACCGATCTATCACGACGTCGAGTGGATTCGGATCATCACCCCCGGCGACAACACCATGCGGATCGAGCGCCCGGTCACGGCCGACGAGCGCCGCCGCTTCCCGCGCCAGTACGCGGCCTTCAAGAACGGCATGAAGGACGAGGACCAGACCCCGGGCATGCGCCTCTCGGAGTGGCCGATGGTCTCCCGGGCCATGGCCGAGGAGCTTCGCGGCATCAAGATCTACACCGTCGAGCAGGTCGCCGAACTCCGCGACGACGTCATGCTCCGGGTCCCGGGTCTGGTCTCGCTCAAGAAGCAGGCCCAGGTCTGGCTGGGCAAGACCAAGGACAGCGCAGCGGCCGCCAAGACCGCCAAGCAACTCGAGGACCTGCGCGCGCAGAACGAGTCCCTCCAGGAGGCCAACAAGAAGCTCCTGGAGCGTGTCGATGCCCTGATGGGCAAGCTCTCGGCGAACGCCTGAGCGAGGGGCGGCCATGCCCGACTTCAATCGGTACGAGACGGCCCTGACCATCGTTCAGCGCACGCTGCGCAGGATGGGCCTGACCGTGCCCGCCTTCGTTTACACGGGCAGTGACGAGACTGCCCTGCAGATGGGGGAGCTACTGAACCAAGTCGGGCGGCGGCTGCTGACCGAGAACGATGAGGGCTGGCAGCAACTCAACAAGACCTGGGCCCTGAGCACCGTCTCGCCCACGGTCCTCTACGACCTCCCGAGCGACTACGACGCCTTCATCGACTCGACCTTCTGGAACAACACCACCCGGCTGCCCCTCATCGGCCCGGTCAGTGCCCAGCAGTGGAACATGCTCAAGGCCCGGGCCTTGGGTGCCTCCACGCTCTCGCTGATCTACAGGCTGCGGGGCTCGCAGCTTGAGTTCTATCAGGTCCCGAGCGCGATGGATCTGCGCATCGACTATCGCTCCCGGGGCTGGGTGCGGCTCGCCGACGGCTCCACCTTCAGGGACTACGCATCGAACGACGACGACACCCTGCTCTGGGACACCGAGCTAGTGTGCGCCGGTCTGAAGCTGGCCTTCATGGAGGCCAAGGGCTTCGACTCGACCGCCGCCAAGCGCGACTACGACAACCTGCTCGAGGTCGAGATCGCCGCAGACCGCGACGCACCCACCCTGAGCGCATCCCGCGGCTCGCAGGGCGAGCCTCTCATCTCGCCCTGGTTCAACCTGCCCGACACGGGCTACGGGGTCTGATCATGGGCCTGACCCGTCGACAGATGGTCCCGAAGAGGACGCCCCAGAGGGCCGACCAGAGGCTCAAGACGGTCCCTGCGCCCTTCCTCGGGCTGAACTCGACCGACGCCCTCTCGGAGATGGCCCTGACCGACGCCCTGGAGATGGACAACATCATCTCCGCAGAGGTCGGGCTGGCCGTCCGCGAGGGCTACTATGCCCACGCCGCGAACGTCGGAGGGAACAGCCCCGTGAGGCCCATCGGGACCGTGATGGCCTACGCAGGCGCGCCCGCGAACAGCATCGCGAACCCGGCCACCACGCTCAAGATCTTCGCCGCCACCGACTTCGGGATCTACGACGTCACGACCCCCGGGGACAAGGTCGCGGTGGCGGCCCTGATGGCCCTCTCCGGGACCACCGGCGCGGGCCGCATGAGCATCGTCCAGGCCACCACCGGCGGGACCCTGCAGTACCTTGTGGCCTGCAGCGAGACCGACGGGGGCTACCTCTACGACGGCGCGACCTGGATCAAGATGACCAACATCGGCGGCCCAGGCCCCGGGATCATCACCGGCTGTGACCCGACCCTCTTCGTCCAGGTGGTGCAGTGGAAGCGTCGACTGATGTTCGTCGAGCGAGCCAGCACCCGGGTCTGGATTCTCCCCATCGACTCCGTTGGTGGTGCCGCTCAACTCTTCGACTTCGGTGCGCAACTGCGCAACGGTGGGGCCCTGCTCGGGCTCATCAACTGGACCCAGGACGATGGTGTCGGGGTCGACGACCGTCTGGTGGTCTTCGGCTCTGCAGGCGACGTCGCGATCTACGAGGGCACCGACCCGACCAACGCGGCGACCTTCGGGACGGTCGGTACGTGGTTCGTCGGAGCGCCCCCGGTCGGGCGCAGGTGCTTCACCAGCGTCGGCGGCAACCCCTACCTGCTGACCACCTTCGGGATCATCCCGGTGGCCCTGCTGGTGCAGGGCGGCCTGGACAACATCCTCACCTCCGACACGCAGTTGCTGAAGCAACTCCGCAAGATCCAGCAGACCATCAACATCGACTTCCAGACGGCCCTCAACAGCGTCGGCTGGGAGATGCTGATGGTCAGCTCCAAGGCCCTGTTGGTCGTTGCACGACCCCCGACCGACGGGGGCGAGCTTATCCAGTACGCATTCCACCTCCACAACAACGCGTGGTGTCGGTTCGTCGGAATCCCCGCCACGACCTGGGCGCGGGTCCTCTCGGACGTCTACGGCGGCACCTCTGACGGTCGCGTGCTCCGCCTCCTGTCAGGCTACACCGACGGTGCCGACATCGCCGGCGCGGGCGCGACCGAGATCACCTCCAGGGTGACCCCGGCCTTCAACTACCTCGACAACCCGGCCGTCCAGAAGCAGATGCTGATGATCAAGCCGACCTTCCTCGGGCAGCAGGAGCCGGCCTGGGGCGTGGCGATGAACGTCGACTTCGAGGTGACTGCGAACCCGACCATCCCGGCACCCCCGGTGCCCGCAGGCGCGCTCTGGAACTCGGCCCTGTGGGACTCGGCGACCTGGGGAGGTGCCAACACCACCCAGGGCTCCTGGCGCTCGGTCTCGGGCCTGGGCTTCACCATGGCACCCACGGTGTTGATGAAGACCACCACACAGACCGTTCTGACCGGCTACCAGTACATGTTCAAGCAGGGAGGGCCCTTCTGATGCTCGAGGTGAACGTGCCCAGCATGGTCTGGGAGTTCCTGCACGACAGGCTGAAGCTGCACGCCAGCGCCGACTTCAGGGGCGTCCTCTGGGCCTCCGAGGATCGTCGCGGCACGCCGATGACGATGGACGACGTCGCGGCAGCCGTCGGCTTCAACACCTTCATCGGCAAGACCTGCTGCATGCACGTGGTGGTCCAGGAGCCGCAGCACGTGACCCGGAAGATGATCCGGGACGCCTTCGACTACGCATTCAACGTCGCCAAGGTCGAGGTGATCTTCGGCCCTGTCGACTCCACCAACGCCGCCGCAATCGAGTTCGACAAGCGGATCGGCTTCAGGGAGATCGGTCGCTTCCCGGGCGCAGGCCTCGAGGGCGATCTGGTCCTGTTCGCAATGACCCGAGACGAGTGCCGTTGGATTCGCGGCAAGGAGCACTGACATGGGCGGCAAGAGCGGACCGGCACCCCCGGACTACACGGCCGCGGCAGAGCGGCAGGCGCAGTCCTCGCGGGAGGCCACGACCACGCAGAACTGGGCCAACCGACCGGACCAGAACAACCCCTGGGGTAGCACCTCATGGCAGTCTGCCTCGGACGTCGACCCCTCCACAGGGCAGAAGGTCACCCGGTGGACCCAGAACACTTCGCTGAACCCGAACGTGCAGGGCGCTCTGGACTCCCAGATCGACCTGCAGCGGGGCCGCAGCGAGCTTGGCGCGAGCATGCTGGGCCGCGCCAAGCAGGAGCTTGGGCAGCCCATGGAGTGGGGCCAGTTCGGTGAGTACAAGAACGCCCCGAACGCCCGACCCTTCGAGTTCGGCAGCGCCCAGGACGCGCGCGCCAGGGCCGAGGAGAATGCCTACAAGTCCGCGACCTCTCGCCTCGACCCGCAGTGGCAGCAGCGGGCAGGGGACCTCGAGTCCCAACTCGCGAACAAGGGCATCACCCGCAACAGCGATGCCTACTCGCGTGCGATGGGCGACTTCGACCGCTCCCGGAACGACGCATACCAGCAGGCCCAGATGGGTGCCATCAGTGCAGGCGGGAACGAGGCTCAGCGGAACGTCGGGATGGACCTCAACATCAACCAGCAGGGCTTCAACCAGGACCTACAGTCCACGCAGGCCCAGAACAACATCCGCCAGCAGCAGATCGCCGAAGAGATGCAGAGGCGGGGCTTCAGCCTGAACGAGATCAACGCCGCGATCAGCGGCCAGCAGGTCTCCGCCCCGCAGTTCCAGCCCTTCAGCATGGCCGGTGCCTCGGCCCCGGTGAACTACATGGGCGCTGCCCAGCAGCAGTACCAGGGTGCGCAGGACCAGTGGCAGAACCAGAACGCCGGCCTGGGCAACATCCTCGGTGCCGCCGGCCAGGTCGGTTCAGCCTTCATGTTCTCGGATCGCCGGCTGAAGGCCGACGTCAAGCGCATCGGGACCCACACCCTCGGGTTCGGGATCTACCTGATGCGGTACATCGGCGAGACCCGGATGCGGGTCGGTGTCATCGCGCAGGAGGTCCAACGCTACCGACCGGATCTTGTCCGGGACGGCGGTGGCGGGGTCCTCCAGGTCAACTACAAGGAGCTTTGAGATGCCCAACAACTACGGCAAGCCCACCACAACCCTCAACGCGGTCGGCAGTCGGGGTAGGATCGTCGACAGCGCCGTCGATGCCGCCACCGGGAACGTCGACCCGACCCCGGCCCAGAGCCAGTCGGCCGCGACCCCCTCCCGGAACGCAGGCATGAGCCAGAGCGACTTCGGCAACGGGCGCAGGCTCACCCCCGAGCAGGCTGCAGCGAAGCAGGCCAAGCTGGCGGAGATGCTCCGCCGCCGCAACCCGGAGGGCTTCTGACCATGTACGGCGAAGAGGACAGTCTCGACCCTGCGCTGGTCGAGCAGGTCATGGGCCTGCGTCGGCTGCAGCCGCAGCAGATGCAGCTTCAGCGTCAGCAGCAGCTTGCGGACCAACTCCGGGGTGCCTCGATGCGCGGCCCGGGGCAGGTCCAGGGCCGCCCCTCGTTCCTGCAGCCCTTCGCGCAGATGGCCCAGGGCTACGCAGGCAAGAAGCTCGACGAGCGCGCCAGCGCCGGCATGCAGGACATCGCCGGCAAGCAGGCCGACATCCTGGGCCAGTACTTCAAGGCCGCCAGGGGCCGCAGGCCGGCGATGTCGATGGCCCAGCGTGCGCCGAGCAGCGCCATCGACGACGGCTTCTCGTCCGACCCGCAGGCGGGGTACTGAACCATGGCAGCGATGCTCCCCCGGACCCTCCGAGGCGGCGGCATGGGCGCGCCTGGGCGGGCCCTCCCCCAGGCCGTTGGTGCGCTGCCGAACGCAGCCCCCGAGCCCGACTACGTCGACCCCTACGCTGAGCAGATCGCGGCCATGGAGGCGCGTGTAAACGCCCCTGTCGCTCCGATGTTCAGCCCGGAGGAGATCTCGCAGCGCAGGGCCGACAACAGCCACCAGTACGACATGGGGCTGCTCGGCCAACTCTCTGGCGACGAGAGCCTCGGACAGGTCGGTGGGCAACTCCTGAAGCAGGCCCTGGCGGGCCGCAACCAGAAGGTCACCGAGCGCGGCGTCGCGGACCCCCTCACCGGGATCTTCAAGGAGGACCCGGAGTACCAGCGCCAGCGCATGGAGCAGCAGCTTGCGGGCATGAAGCAGCACTCGGCCGGCGCTCGAGCCGCCTGGAACGAGCGCCGCCAGCGCGCCGAGGAGCAGCAGGCGTTCAAGGAGATGATGGGCAACGCCCAGGCCGGGGGCGCGGCAGAGCGCCGCCAGGGCGTCATCGACAATCGCACCTTCAACATGGGCACCAAGCTCAGGGGCGAACTCCAGAAGCGCATGGACAAGGTCAACGACGGCCTGAACCACGCGCGGAACGTGCAGCAGGCCCTGATGGACCCGAGCATCGCCCGGGACCCGACCAGGCAGGTCGCGCTGGTGTTCTCCTTCGGCAAGATGCTCGACCCCGAGTCTGTGGTGCGAGAGTCCGAGTACGCACTGATCGCCAACGCCCGGGGGGCCTTCGAGACCTTCCTGCAGACCCCCGACATCATCATGCGGGGCACAAAACTCACCGACAAGCAGCTTGCCTCGATGAGGCAGATCGCGAGCCAGTTCCTGGCCGGTGGCGCGGGCCGCGTGGACCTCGTCAAGGACCAGTACAAGGGGATCGCCAGCAGGCACAACATCCCCCTCGAGGACGTCCTGCCCTTCGAGGCCCCCGGGCCTGGGGCCGGCGGCCAGAGGCCTCCGGGGATCGACGTCGGCGCGGCCCTCGGCG